GCTTTACTGCATAGTCTGAGTATTAATCCGACCCATCTGCGCGGGTGCTGTTCCAACTCGACCAATCTGAGCGTTCTGTGCTTGTTGCATCTGGAAGGTGTACTGACCTTGGTATTTCTCCATGCGTCCTCGGAATGCTTCGTCCTGCTGTAGGCGTTGCTGGATGTCGGGCTGCTGGGCGTATTGTTGAATCACTTGCATAGCAATCTGTGCGCCTGTAGGCCGGGCTGGCATTTCAATACCTGCAAAAATCTTTGTAAGGTCATCGGTAACATTCTTAACCATCTCTTGTTGAGCATCTTGTGCAGGTTGTAGAACTGCGTCAGCCATGACTGGATCAATACTAGCAGCTGCAATATCAAGCAATCCATCAACATTCATCCGGTTGTTTACATTGAGTTGATTCAGCGCAACGAATCCTTGTAGTTTCTTTTCTACTGTGTCTGGATCAGCGTCGAGAACGTCAAAGTTAATCATGATGTCAAAGTTCTCGTTCGGGTTCCCCTTGTTCATCACTTGGGGGTCAGGGATACCAGTAACCTGAAAAAATACTTCATCGGGTCCGAATCTCTGGAAGCACTTGTATGCCATACGAATGACCTCAGACACATGGCTAAGATATTTATCAACCATGAACTGCTGTCTTGATTGAGACATGGGATCACTTGGATCGAGTCCTATCATTCTGTCAGCCTGTTTGATGAGGGTTGTTTCCATCTCTAGCGAGCCTTGGTTGTATGCAGGGGTCGGTGCAAAGTCCAGATCCCCCTTGCGGCGGTATGGAATCATACGACCTGGTCCCCAGTCATTAGGTGCTTGACCTACTGGGTGCAGGATTGGAGGCAGCGTAGCTAGGCTGTTGCGATCAATCCGTGAATCACGTTCTACCTTTACTTGGTTCTGAATACCACGAAGAATACTGGGAACGGTGGATACATCATAGAGACGCTTAGTGTCCTCGGACAAGCGTGTTACTACTACTGGATAGTCTTCGTATCCGTTGAGTAGTTCGAACTTTGCATATCCAGGAGTCCCAGTTCCATCATCTCCATCAAAGTTCTTATGAAATACGGTGCAATAAATTCCTTCGGAACCATCCTCTTCGTTAATTAGTCTCTGGTATCCGTAAATGATTTCAATAAGTTCATCGGCTTCGTATGCGGTATCCGTTAGGCTCATGCTACGACGGCCCTCTTCGTATCGCTCAAGGCTGTCAATGTTTACGCCTCGGTATCTTTCGATCATGACGTCCACAAAGTCTTGGTCCCAACCATCAGTTGTTACCTTGAGTTCTAGTTCTTGTGGAGTGTAATACGTTTTCCAGAAACAATACGGTGCGCGTTGCGGGTCAGTAACATAGGGGGGGAAGACAAAGTCACCATCAGGTGCTAAGGTTTTGACTTCGGGGCAATTAATTTGACGACGCACTACGGGCAGTTTTGCGATTCCTTGTTTACGTAGATCTTTGAGCGCATCCTTTGCTCGCTTTTCTGTAACGCCGTCAAAAACTTGCTGCATAAGCAGGATAAGTTCTTCATCGTTTTCACCTTGCTCGACAGCTTGAAAGATTTCTGGAGATATTTGTGCAATCTGTTGAAGATCAATCTCTTGCTCAAAGGATCGATCCTCCATGTGCCATCCAACGTAAGTCACTAGGAGTCCACGTTCTAATAAGTAATTAGCACCAAGTTCCATCTCCCTGTAAAAGCGGGGGATGTATCCGGATCGTATCATCCACTTAAGAAATCCTGACACAAGTTTGCTGCGAGCAATGTCTCCACTTTCCACGGGGAACGCTCTGACGTTGGCCCTCTTGAGTGCAGAAATAAATAGGGACGCAAGTTTAGTTATGCGTTCATCGATGAGATGGCACTCAGTATCGCTCGCACCCTCCCAAGGAAAGGCATCGGATCCGTGTTTACGATGATCGCGGCTCTTGCCCGGCCACCAGTTGCGTCGGTCGTCGTAGCTCGTACGACATAAATCAAAATAGGATTCAAGCTCCGTTATTGTTTCTTCGTAAGCGTATCGAAGAGTTGTGATGTCCGGCTCAGTGCCTACATAGGTGAGGGCCTTTGAAATATTACTGTTCTGCATTTAGTCTATCTTTTATTAGTTGAATCATGCTAGCAAGATGAGTCCTAGAACTGCCTATCTTATCACATAACTCTATGTTTGTCATGGGGACTTTGGATTCATGCTTCACGTATCGCTTGAATGTCTCCCACATTATGAGACGATCCCTGTTCTGCTGATTCCATTTGTAATCCAGAGTCAGGTTCTCGTCCTCTACTTGTCCGGTAAAAGGATTCCTGTCATAAAATATCTTTGTTCTATCAACCTTTGACATAACGATAGCTGACCCCTGTCTCGGATTCAATTACCTCAAAACAGATCATCTTGCCTAAGAATCTATCCTTCAACCTGTTAGGCATCAGAACAGGAACCTTTTTTCCTATTTCTACAAAGTGAACCATGTTGAATCTAGGATTCGGACAAATCGATAACACCTTGCCTCTGAAGTGTTTAGGTATTATTTCATTAATAAGCAGACCATCGCATAGGATGTCCTGTCCCTCGGGGCTGATCCAAGTATTTCTACCTTTGCCGCTTATGTATTCAGACGGTAGTTTTTCTTTAGCTATTTTAAGAGCTTCGTCGAAGTCAGTATCGTGATACTCGGCGAACTCAGTTAGTTTTACTTTCATTAGTATCCTCCTTGTTGTTTTCTGGTGATCCCCATGTCGGAGGATGCAAAATAATCAGGACCCATGCCGCCATTTGACATTCGCAAATAACGGATAAGATCAAAAAAGTCCTTGAGAGCTTCGTCGGATTTGCCAGCTGCATTGTAATTAATCATGCTCTCAATAAGGTTCCCGCAGTCCTCATGCACGTAGCACCTCGGCCTGTTGGCAGGATCAAGGTCGTAGTTCGGGTTATAGAAGAACCAATCGTCCAGGCTCGTGTTACCTATGCCCTCCTGCTGTCCGTCCGAAGGCGTGAAGTTCATACCGAAGTCATAGAAGGCGGTGAACAGATCCACGTTATTCTCATTCTCTTTAGCAAAGAACCTAGAGTCACCTATACGCTCCGTGACCTCGATGCCTAACTCCTCTTCGATCTCTTTAAACAGTTCGCAATACCTTTCCACATCGTACCCTATCTTCTCTGAGGCTGGACCCTTGCGCCACTTCGGGTCACCAAACAAAGCCCACTCGCCGTAGGTATCTCTGTCCGGCCACTCCCTGCGTATGAAGATCTCTTCGTCCTCGGACACCCCTGCCCATATTGCCACGTAATTCCTGGCGAATGCTGGGTCAACTACATGATACCAGGTCAGTGAATCCTTGTCAGGGAAAGACATACCGTATTTGTTTGGCTTGTCGCTAAGGACATTGACCTCGGGGCTGAAGTTCGGCAGCAGTGAAGTCATTGACTTCGTAGGCAGTCCGTAGGCACGGACCATGATCGTGTCACGGTTTGCGTTCTTTAGGTCCTTGGCTATGCGGTCATAACCGCCAAAGGGATTCTCGTCGGAGTGCAGGTAGACAACACCAGCATCTCGTTCAGGGCTGTATTGAATCACGGGAACCTGCTCTCCATCCAGCAAGGACGCGGCCTTAGTCTCTAGAGTCTCGGCTCCTTTGAGGTACTCCGCAACGAAGGGCGTGTACCCATCAATCGGCGTAAACCCCAACAGCATCTTACTATCTCTGGTCGCAAGACGGAAGCGTAGGGTGTTAACCAGCGCAGCATCTCCCAAGTATTCGTCCAGCCAGGCCCCAATATTTGTTCCAGTAGGGTTACGGAAACCGAACTCAAAACCTTCTAGGATGGTCTGATTATTACTGAACTGCGTATATGTCTTGAAGTCCACCCTGGTTCTGGTGTCCGGGAAGATAAAAGAACTGCCTGTGAAGCCATTCTGCATACTGTAGTTCACGTAACCATCGATACTCTTAGTCTTCCTGCGGAACTCCCTAGGCATCATCTCCCAGATTGCAGCTTGCTGAACCTTGATGGATGTGTCCGCATTCTGACTAAAGCACACAACATGGCCGTCCATGTTTTCGGTCACGGCTTCCATAACCATCTTAGCGCATCCCGTTGTCTTACCGCTTCGGTTTCCGCCAAAGGTAATGACCTCGTCGTAGTCCTTCAAGGCATCTCGCATCCGGCTCCACCCGGTTAGCTCAAATCCGTGACGCAGTGGATCCTCTTGTGCTGACTGAATCCTACCTTCATGAGCCTCGTGCAGCTGAACCAACAGCTTAGGATCCGCCTCACCCAGGATTACTATCTCTTCATCGGTAGGGGCTTCTAGGACAGGATGATTTGTGAACTCAATGGTCATTATCAATACGCTCCTTTGCAATTTCAAAATATTTATTGATCTTCTCAATCCCTATAAAACTACGTTTCAGTTGTTTAGCTGCAAAGCCTGTAGTTCCAGACCCAAGGAATGGGTCAAATACCGTGTCACCTTTGTTACTCCATGAGAGGATATGGTCGTGAGCTAGCTGTTCTGGAAAAGGTGCTGGATGACAATCTTTTCCTCGCTGTCTCTGAGCAGGCTGCTTCCAAATATTCCATCGCTGCCCAAAGTCGGCTATTATTTTTACGTTCTTTCCAACCATATCCCTCGTTGTTCCGTCACTCTGTCGAACCTTTCCGTGAACAGTATCTCCAGCGTATTTATTTTTCCGATCTTTGATTGGATTGAATGTTGATATATTACCTTTTGAGAAGATGAACATATACTCAAACACAGGGGCATAACGAGTCTTCAAAGCACCTACCGCTGAGAATGTATCCTTCTGCCAGATCATAGTATCGTGAAGGTTAAATCCGATCCCCTTAGCATACAGAGCCTGTTTAAAGCTGGTTCCAGTCTCGCTTCCTTTGATGGTAGCATCTCCTACTACCCAAACGACAACGCCGCCTTGCTTGGTCACTCGATACAAGCCCTCTAACACCTGCTTCCAGATGCCTTCATTCCACTGTAAGCTACCCTCGTAGGTTCTTAGGTTATCATAGGGAGGAGATGTAACCGTAAGATCTATGCTTTCCTCCCGCATCTTAGTCATTTCTTCAACGCAATCTCCTTGTATTAACTCAATAGTCATTCTTCTTCCTCTAAATCCTCTGGGTCATTTTCGAACTCCCACTCAAAATTTATGCCACCATCGCTAATCTCTTTTTGCATTTCATTCACAAGCATCCTCCCTGCTGGTAGGTGGTTGTAGTCATAGAATAGTTCGCCCTGCTCGTTCATGACTATGAAGCAGTAGTTCTCAAA